TCTTGCTCTTTTTTCCATATTCCCACCACCAGCAGAATCACCAGATTCTCCAGCAGAAGAGGAAGTCGCAGGAGAAAATCTTCTTGCCGGTAAATCTTCAGAAATATTAGTTTTCATTTGATTAGATTACTGATGTGCTTTTCTATGCTTATTTATGAATTTTTTAATCTCCTCTATTTTTTGTTCGTTTAAAGTCTTCTTTTTATTTCTTGGAGCACGATATTCAGAAACATCTCGAATCCAAGACTTAAACATCATTTCAGATTCTGTTACGCAGATTAGGTAATTTGTTCCTCTACGAATAATTTTTCCAATCAATCCGGTATTTAGATTTTCAACCAATTGCCCGATTTGGAATATTTTTTCATTCACATAATTTTCACGAAGAGACTTGAAATCCAACTTCGGAGCAATTTCCCAGAGATTCCAACTTTCCTTGACATTCATCGAACCACGAAGAATATCAAATAGTTCTTTTGCTTCTGATCTTTTTACACCAGGAGGAAGACCAGATCTAAATGTCTTAAAATCATTTTCGGCAGCGGCAAGTCTCATTCTTGATGCCGACATTCCTTCTACACCTTTTGCATCGGGATCTCTTTCTCCGGCAGAAATAACCTCAATATTATCAAATTGATAGAGTTGCCCGTTGTAATTATTCGAAAGTTTTTCAAACTCTTTTACTCTATCGGCACCACCCACGATTCTTACACCCGAGTATCCATCATTATGTGCCATCTTTAATACATCAAAGATGGTTTTGGTATTAGGATCATTTACAATGTTTCCGGCATGATTTGGATAGAATCTCTGCATATAAGAAATCTTTGTATCTGGATCTAATGGATTCTTCTTTTTATCCTGACTGCGTGATGGGAAAATTAAATATTGACCGTCCTCATCTCCGGCAGCGGCATTTGCTGCAACATCCATAAGTTGCTGATGTCCGATTGTAGGAGGATTAAATCTTCCAAAAGCAACAGTTAGAGTTCCCTTCGTTTTTTCAACCGGAGGTGGTCCAACTTGCTCCGGTGATTGTGCCGCTACTGGTTGCTGGGGTACTGGTTCTTGTTGAGGTTCCGGTTCTGGCGCTGGTTGTGGTGCGTTTGGATCATTATAACTTGGAGAAGGAATCCTCTTTTCGTGCTCTGTTTGTTTTGGATCTTTTGCTCCTATTCTCTGTCTCTTGTTGTAAAACTTTAATTGCCCACCTTCTGTTTTCGCAACAAACTCTCCCGTTCTTCGATCATACCATCCACCGTGCCCATCACCCTGTAATCCAAGACGCATTGCCTGTTCGGAAGGTGATGTTGCTTCTGTTATAAACTGAAGAAAACTTTTCATTACTTACTTAATTTTTTCTTACGAATATTTGCCAATATTGATTCTTTATTGGCAATAATATAGATTAGACCATTTTTTCTAATCTTAATATATTTATTCTTTAACAATTCTGATTTATTTGATTTGATTTCCCTATCAAGAGTAAAGTAAAAATACTCAATAAAATCATTCAATACATCTTTTGGTAATGATTTTTTAGTGATGAAAATATCAAGAATATTGTTAATGAATACTTGGAGATCTTTCATTAAAAATACACATAATCTAACAGTAAAAATATTTATGAATAAAATCTTTAAATATCGCCCTCTTCACGATGTTCACTATAATACACATCAAAAAATCCAGCTGGATATCTCTTCATCAGTTTGTCAATATTGGTCTGAATCACCTCATCAAAAGATACATCAAGAGCAATACACGCCTGTGCCACATACCACATAGTATCACCAAGTTCTTTAATTAGATGAGTTCGGGTCTCATCATTCCAAGATTTACCCTGAAAAACCATTTTCTTGACTATTTCCAAAAACTCACCACCTTCGGCATTGATTCCAACAGAAGCGGTCAAAAGACGCTCAATATTAGCACCTTTCTCATCAAGTTCAACCATACGATCAGATAAGGCAAGAAAGTCTTTAGACGCATCAGAAGTTACGGCATCTACAAAGTTCTGATACTTATTAAAATCTACTTTTTGTGTCATACTAAAACTTAAATCCCTCAAATGATTTTTTTGGTTTTGTTTCTTCAGTATTATACTCTTCTTCTTGCCCACTGTCAAGTATGTCTTTTTGTGCTGATTGTTCTACATCATAAAGACGCATTTTGGCACGGTCAATTCCAACTACAAATCTTTTATAAACAGATTTATCCCCATAACGATTTTTTAATTGCTTAACCATAATCTGCCCGAGTTGTTCCAGTTCTTCTGTGCTTATTAAGGCAACAAGAAAGTCGGCAGTCGCCGGAAGTCCGAAACTATTTTTTGTTAGAACTCCATTACAATAAAATAGATTATCACCAGAAACACTAATGTCTATTGTTTCTTTTATTCCACAGTATTCTATTGAAACTATCTCATCATTATAATCAATATCTTTATCAGTTAAAAGATTTTTTTCATCTTTTTCAGTTTCCAACTTAATTAACAAATCAGTTAACTGAAATAAATCTAAATTGCTAAATCCAGATTGAATTAATTTATTTGCCTTATACAAGCATTTTTCTTCAAGAGCATTCATTTAATATTAATCCTTTTAAGTAATTTATTTTTTCTATTAGGTTATCATCATTCCAAACATAGTATACCGCATATCCACGAGAAATAGCAAGTTTTTCTTTTAATTCTTGATACTGCAAAATATCATCATAATCACCCATACCTTTCCATTCTTCTCTTTTTCTTGGATGCCAAAATAGATTATTATATTCTACAATTATTTTTCTGCTCTTGATTACAAAATCATAAAAATAACTTCTATCATTATCAAAATCAGTCAAAACAAACTCTTTATTTCCAGATATTCCCCAAACTATATCAGTTTTCTGTACTCCCATTTTCCGTATTTCTTTATATAATTTTATAAGAAATCTCAAGGATTCTTTGGATACATAAGTAGTTATTGTTTTTGTTCCATATCTTTCTAATAGAGTTTCTATTCTTTTATCAACACCTTTATAGAATATTTTCTTACCTTCTTCTTCACCATACTTATTAATATATCTACTTAAAGTATTGGAACATTTATCTAAATAAGGTTTTCTTAATTTTTCAATTTCATCATTATCAACAAAACCAATATTTTTCCAATACTCGACACATATCGGATTTTGTATTTTATAATTAAATGTTTTTTTATGTCGCTTTTTAGAATTATTTGATTGTATTTGTGATATTTTTTCCTTTGCTTGTATTTCCGTATATCCCTTATCCAACCAATACTGAATAGTCAAGATACTTTTCACTACTGGTTTCGGTCTATTTTTTAATTTATTCTCATATATGTTAAGTTGATCTTTACCATATCTAATTTCTATTTTTTTCTTTACACTTTTTTCACACTTATATTCATCATATTTTTGTTCTATATCATTCTTATATAAAAGAGATAAATCACACAGCAAACCAATAGTCTTTATTTGAGAACTATTTGGTGATTCATCTATAGAATCAAGATATTCTCCAATATACCCAGTATTTTTATTAAAAAAATCATAATTAAAGTAATGAGAGAACTTTTTATTTCTTTTTAACCAGTCTAATTTATTCTTATAACTGTTATATTTTTTCATATAGTATATTAAGTCTATTGTATCTGGTTATTATTTATATACCTTTATATGCCGAAAACAATAGACTTTATATATGCGAGTTAGTATTAAGATAATCTCCAACAGATAAACCGGAATTAAATGATTTTCTGCCATTGTTGGTTGGAAAAATATGCTCCTTACTTACAATAATGGTCTTTCCATTTTTAGTAATAACCTTAATACATTCCTTTTCTTTTTTGTGATGAATCATCATTACAGTTTTATAACTGTCTTGAGATTTAATTTGATCCCCTACAGATACTTCAGAGATTTTTTTAATATTACCATCTCTCATTTCAATAGTCTCATCCACAAATATACATTCCGAAGTATCCGTGATTTCAACATCAGATGAACTAAAACCACTACGAGTAGTCTGTGTCGCACTGAAAATTGGAACATCAAATTCAACAGCAAGACCACGAAGTTCTTCAGCAATAGATTTGATGATAGTATAAGAATTCATATTACTTCCGGCACGAAATCTGGATGATGCACAGATATTGATATAATCAATAAAAATCACATCAGGTCTGAAAGATTTCTTAAGAGAAAGTTCATTTAGAAGTGCCTTAAAGTGCCCGGAGTGTGCGGAGGCAGTTGGATATTCCTTGATAATTAAGGTTCCCTGTGTTTTTTCTGCCAATTTAATAGATTTACTATTAAAGATAGATTTTGGTAAATCTTCTAATTGATTAATTGGAACATTTAACATATTTGCATCCATTCGTTTTGCTATTTCTTCTTCTGCCATCTCCATAGTAATATAAAGAACATTTTTGGATTGAAGCAAAAAAGAAGATGCCATATGACACATTGCCAGAGTTTTTCCAACATTAGTTCCCGCAAGAAAAATATTGAGAGTCTTATTGGGAACACCACCATTCGTAATTTTATTGAAGAAATCTAAATCAAATTCAAGACGATTTTCTTTTTTGTGATAATACTCATATCTCTCCTCATAATTGCGAAGATAATCGTGTCCTATATTATTATCGAAAGATACTGCCAAGGCATCCGAGAGAATACTGGGAATGGCATCTCTACCTTTTTTCTCATTTTTACCATCGGCAATATGAATCGATTCCATCAGTGCCAAATAAATGGCACGATCACGACACCACTTCTCGGTACTATCCAATATCCACTGATTATCTACTGGACTATTATTGAGTTTGGAAAATAGTTCTACAATTTCTTTACTTTCGGTTTCGGTTAAATCCTTACGATTATCAATTTCAATATTAAGTGCTTCTATTGTGATTAAAGATCCATATTTAACAATGAACTTAACAATTTCCTCAAATACTATTTTTTCAGTTCGTTGCTCGTAGTATTCTGGTTGAATGAATGGAATCACTTTTCTGGCATAATCTTCATTAAATATTAAGTTTTTAAGAATTGTAATTTCAAGTCGTTCCATTATTTCAATTAAAGATTACGTTTATGATGCGGAACGTCAAATACAAAAGTAATTCTAACGTCATTACCGATATTAACTGCCTGATGAGGTAGTTTGTTATTAAACCAAAAGAGTGTTCCGGACTCAACAATTATAGTTTCGTCCCCAACAGTATACTCATATTTTCCCTGAATGGAAAGATGATAGCGGTCTTTTGTAAGATAGTAGGTTCCTTCGTCAATATGAGAACCCACAATTTCACCCACAGGAAGTGCCAGAAACGCACAACGACGAAGTTTCTTAAAATATTTACTTAAGTAATTAATAATTTCCGTATGTTTTTCATATGCAGGAGTCTTAATACATATTTCGGTATTTCCTACATATTGATCTTCATTCTCAACTCCACCCACAATAAGTTGTAAAACATCCACAGTAACCGTATATTCTGTGGGGTCTAATTGTTCCACATCCTTAATATTTTTTTGAGAACCCCAATCTTCTGGATGTTGCTTAAGTTGTTCTAATATTTTAGAGACATTTATATTAGTTTTTATAATACGAATATTTTTCATACTCCATAACTGAAATTACCTCTGGCAATTACATCAAGTTTTTCCATTACTTCTGGTGTGAAATATTTTTCAATATTCTTAAAAATATCTTTGGCATAAAGTTTCTTACCATCAATTTCATAACGACCCGCTACATTCTTCCACATTCCTCCCAATTCACCAAGTTCAAGAAGACCATAATATCTATCCAATCCTCGTTCATCATAAAATAGACGAATAGAAACCTCTTGATTTTCTTTACTTAAACGAGACTTTTGAGTTTTGGCACGAATGATATTTCCAATTATTTCTGTTCCGTCTTTTTCTTTTGATTTGGAAAGATAGATGATTGTAGAAGCAGCATACTGCAATCCTGACCCACCTGACATTTGTTTAGCCCCATAAAGAGACATCGACTCATACGTGTGATTTGTCACGAGCATAGGAATCTTTGCCTGACCCAATTTAAGAGTCAACATACGAAATGCACCCTTAATGAGTTGTGCCTTCGTCATATCCCGAGTATCTTTCTCGGCAAGAGCATCATTAATCTCTTTATTTGTAGAAAGCATTCCCAAAGAGTCTAATACAAAGATACAAGGTTTTCTTTCTTCTTCCTTTTTCTTTAGATAAATATCAACTGCCTTGAGTGTCTTGGTGCGAAACTCTTCAACCGTAACCACATTCACAACCACCAAACGATTTGTATCAATTCCACGAGACTCTAATAGTGATTTAGTAATTGCGGATTCAGTATCAAAATACAGACAATACCCATCAGGATGATTAATGAGAAAGTTCTTAACAACGGCAAGACTGAAGAAAGTTTTTCCCGTAGATGTTTCACCAGCGATAGCAGTAATCTTATTACCAGATACACCACCAAATATGCTGCCGGATACAAGAGCATTAAAAATGTACGAACCCGTATCCACAAAAGTTTCGGTTTCATCAATATCCGCAGCAAGTTGTGTATATTCTCCTCCAATCTCTTTTACTATGTCCTTAAGAAAATCCATAATTATTTTTTTCCTGTTGTATGTAAATTTGAATATTATGATTCTATCATTAAAAGAAAAAAGAATCAAGAGATGCCACCTCTTCTGATTTCCATCCAATCGCATTTAATATAATCTTCAGAGGTTCTAAAAATCCTTTATCAAATTGCTTATCATAATCAACATATTGATTTAGTCCAAGTTCTTTGGGGAAATCTTGAATAAAGGAAATTACATTTTCACGAATATGATTGGGTGTTTTTAAGTAACAAAATTTTATTTTTTCACCGTTCTGAATAAGTGAATATTTTTTATCCAGGTTCTTCTTTTTAATGTGATGATTAAATAAAAGTGCTCCTCTAACGTGAATGGGAGTTCCTTTAGTGTAAATATTGACAGAACATTGACTCTTAAGAATGTCAGAAACAGAACGAGGAAATGATACTTCTTCTGGAGAAAGTTTACAAAAATCAATTCTACATTTTTCAATATAATCAATAACTTCTTTTTCTGTCCCATTCATCATCAATTTAAGAGAATCCTTAATCATTTTACGACACGGTGCCGGAGTTGAGGATTTAATTGCTTCAATTCCCATCATTTTAAGTTTAGGTTCAGTATAACGAACACCCTCACTATCCCAGACATTTAGAATATAACGCTTCTTTGCAGTCCAGATTCCTCGGTCGGCAATACACTCACGCTTCATATACATTTTTTGTTCGTAAGCATTTAAGTATTCTGCCAGTTCTTCATAGCAACTTTCAATATAAGGTTCAAGTTTTTCTTTAGATATAGTATCCAAAAAATTTATAATTTTTTTAATGTTCTTATCCTTATCTTTAAATATTTTTTCAACTAAAATACTCAAATTAATATACAAACTGTCCGTATCACTTGCTATACAAAAATCAAAATCTTTAGTTTTTAGTAAGTTATTAAGATATTGATTTACTTTATTTTCAATCCATCTAATTGCAACTTGCCCAGAAAGAGTGATTGCTTCTGCGTTTTCCAACTTATAATATCGGAAATATGGCGTCCCAATAGAACCATAGCAAGAATTTAAACTCACCTTTCTTGCCATCTGGATGTTATTACATCTAGCAATCTCTTTTATAGTTTTTTTACGCAATTCTCTTAATTGAGAATCGGACAATTCAGATAAGTTCACATTTCCACCCCTTTGCTTTACCTTTTGTAACGACTTTACCATTTTTGCTGCTACTAACCCAAAGAGTAGAGTGTGGTAAATTATTTTCTTTACACCAATCTTCAAATCTATTAGTAATAACTTCTTCTCCTGTTGGGGAAGTTATTTTAAATGTTGAAGATAAACAATCTCTCATATAATCTCTATTTTCTTTCCAATGATTAGCTGCCCAATCTTTCATAAATTCAGAATGTTCTGGTCTTTTTTTACCAGTATTAACTTCAACTGCTTTTTCTAAATTTTTTAACGCAATCTGCTTATATTTTAAATTTGATTTTCTAATTTGCTTTCCTTTTTGAGAAACTATCATCCGAACTTCTTCAGATTTTCTCATAATGTTATTATCACC